ACGATATAATTGAAGTTGAAAAGACCACTTTGACAGGAAAGCCGAATAGTATTACTCAGCTGACTGGCAAGAAAGGTGGAATCGACAGAAATTATTACGATGAAAATGGAAAGCAGTTCAAGCAGATCAGCAACAATAATCATGGAAATGCAAAAATGCATCCATATGGTAAAAATGGAGAACATGCACATGATTATAAGTATGATGTGAACGGAAAGCTTATTGGAAGGCCAACTAGGGAGCTGACGGAAAATGAAAGAAAGGAGAATGCAGATATATTATGACAGTAAAAAGACTTCGAGATCGAATTGGAAGTTTATGCACACACGTCCTTTTTGATTATAATGGAAAAGCATGTGGAGTAGATCCGTTTGATGCTGGTCATTTCGATATGTGGTGCGGAGAGGATTTCATGGAGGCGCACAGCATTGAGGAAGTAATGCAGGAACCTTTCTTTGAGGGAAAAGCATTGCAGGATATCATTGATCAGATTGAGAATGTAGAGGGTATGTAAGATTGAATATTGATTAATACCACCAGTCGAGAGGCCGGTGGTATTTTTGCATCCAATTTTAAGAAAGAGAGGATAACACTAATGGTTATTACGGGAGTAGATCACTTTGCGAGCGTCTGCGAAACTAAGCTTGTTGAGTGGTATCACAAGCATAAGCCGTCAATAAATATTGCCAGACACAACGTAGTTATTGTCTGGAGCAGTAAGGTATTGCAGAATTATAAATGCCTTGTAGCTACAACGGTGCTTGATGATGGAGTGTATGCAGAGTATACATATAATGGTGACAAAGGAGAACTATATGAAGATGTTTATGAGAAGGTGACTAACACCTGTTACAAGGAGGAGTAAGCAAGTGAAAGCAATGTTATCACAGCCTATGGCGGGCAAGACCGAGGAAGAGATCAAGGCTACCAGAGAAAAGGCGATTGCAACATTAAAGGAGAAAGGCTACGAGATTGTAAATACACTTTTTACAGATGAATGGTACAGCAATGAAGCTATGAAGGAACGCGGTGTTGTACAAATTCCGCTTTGCTTCTTGGCCAAGTCTCTGGAAAATATGAGTTTGTGCCACGCAGCATACTTTTGTAAGGGTTGGGAAAATGCTCGTGGATGCCGTATTGAACATGATGCGGCAGTTGCGTATGGGCTTGACGTGATTTATGAGGAGTAATTTGCGCCAGCACAAATCAATGAGGAAAACCGTTAACAAGCACGCAGCAATGCGTGTTATTTTTATGCTTTTTTCGCCGCCGGACAGGCGTTAAACAGCCGAAGACTTCGCGGCTCACACGCGTAAAAACAGGAGTAGAAGAAAGGACAGAAACATGAGAAGAGAAGATTTAACAGCAAAGGGACTGACAGCAGAGCAGGTCGATTACGTCATGGCTGAGTATGGTAAGGAATTGAATCCGCTTAAGGCGGAAAGAGATTCTTATAAGACTCAGCTGGATACCGCTCAGACATCCTTAAAGGCAATGGAAGGTATTGATGCAGCTGGTCTTCAGACGAAGATTACAGAGTTGAAAGATCAGCTGAAGGGAAAGGATACAGAGATTGCTCAGATTCGTTCCGACTATGCATTTGATTCTGCGATTAACGAGGCAATCAGAAAAGCATCAGGACGCAATGAGAAGGCAATCCGAGCATTACTTGATCTGGATACTCTAAAGGCATCCAAGAATCAGGAGCAGGATATCACAGCAGCACTGGATACCCTAAAGAAAGACAATGATTATTTGTTCCAGGCTGAAAAGAAAACACCGCATGTGGTTTCAGTAACCTCTGGCATTAATCCAGAGGCACAGACAAAGAGAGAGCAGGCAAACGAAGCACTGAGATCCCTGCTCGGAAAAGGAGAATAAAGAATGGCAGTAAATATCACAAACAGAGCCGACGCGGAGGCAATTATCCGCGAACAGGTTGCATCCAATATTTTTCAGGATGCACCAAAGCATTCCGTGTTCCTTAGTATGGCAAAAAAGCTTCCCAAAATGACATCCAATCAGACAAGAATGCGCGTTTTGGACTTTCTGCCAACCGCATATTGGGTGAATGGTGACACCGGAATGAAGCAGACAACCCGTCAGGCATGGGATAATGTCTTTATTAACGCAGGAGAGTTGGCCGTAATCGTTCCGATCTCTGATGCTGTACTTTCTGATGCGGAGTTTGATATCTTCGGTGAGGTTACTCCACGTGTCATGGAGGCAATCGGCCAGAAGGTAGATGCAGCGGTTATTTTTGGCGATAACCGTCCGGCAGAGTGGGGATTAGATATCATTTCCAGAGCACGTCAGGCAGGAAACAATGTATCTCCGACAACCGGAAAAGATTATTATGATCTGATTTTGGGAGAGAATGGTGTTTTTTCAAAGGTCGAGGATGACGGATACGGTGTAACTGGTGCACTAGCACCAATGAACTTTAAGTCTAAGCTGCGTGGTCTTCGTGATAAAACTGGACAGCCGATCTTCAAGAGCAACATGCAGGATGTGGCAAGATATTCACTGGACGGAGCAGCGATTACTTTTCCTGAGAATGGAGCATTTTATGCCAACATTGCGCAGCTGGTTGTTGGCGACTTTAGTCAGGCAGTATATGCAATTCGTCAGGATATTACAGTAAAGATTCTGGATCAGGGCGTTATTCAGGATCCAGACACGAAAGAGATCATCTATAATCTGGCACAGCAGGATATGACTGCATTGCGTATCGTATTCCGTATGGGTTGGGCGCTTCCAAATCCGGCAACTCGTTTAAATGAGGACCGTACCGGTTGTGCATTTGCTTACCTGGAGCCAGGAACACCGACACCAACGCAGAAGGTTACCTTCACAGTAACTGATGGAGCTGCAGAAAGCCCGAAGGCACGTAAAGGAGCACGTATCAATGTAGGTGGAGCAATCCTCACAACTGATGATAATGGCAAGGCAGAGTTCAATCTGCGCCCAGGTACTTACACAGCAAAAATCTCTATGAAGGGATGCGTATCGGTGACAGAAACTGTTGTTGTAGACGCAGCTGCTGTCAATAAGACGATTACACTTGCAACACAGTCCTGATCAGGAGGAGATTATGTACGCAGATTATGAATTTTACACATCTGGATATCTGCTGGGGAAATCCCCAGTAGTACCAGAGGAATCTTTTTTGTACTGGGAGCGCGAAGCCAGAGCGCAGATTGACTTGTACACCTTTGGAAGAGTCAAGGTTATGCCAGAGCCACCGGAAGAGGTTAAGCTGTGTACCTGCGCCGTGGCAGAGGTGTTGTATAAGGCAGACAAGGCTAAGGCCGAGCAGCAGGAAAGCGGCCTGGCAGGTCCATTAGCATCCTGGTCAAATGATGGTCAGAGTGGAACGGTAGATCTGTCAAATTCAACGCTGACTGAAACAGGCAAAATGAAGGAAGTGCGGCGCCTGATCGCGCAGTACCTCTGTAACACAGGATTGATGTACAGGGGGCTAAAATGAATCCGAACTACTGTGATACGGTCACAATTTATAATCGTCTCAAAGCAGCCGACTCTCCAGATAAAAAGGAACACTGGAAGAAAACAGTGTTGGAGCTATGCAGCTATAACAGTGCGATGATCCGCTCAGCTGGTGCAAATCAACAGACCTTCTTGCAGATGGATCTTCGGCCGGAATACACTGTTCGAATTCCAAAGAATCCATCTTACCGACCGTATCACGAGTGGAAACAGGATCGGATAGGTTTTACACTGTCAGCAGGAGATCTTGTGGTAAAGGGGATTTGTCCAGAAGAGATCGATCCGGCAACAAATAATATCACAAAGGTGCTTCGCCAGTATGCGCCAGATGCCTTTATTATCAGCAAGACTGTGGATAACACAAAACATCTTGTGGATAAGCATTATCGTGTAGGAGGCTGATGAAATGAAATTTTCGTTCGACTGGACAAAATCAAAAAGACAGATTGCAGAGGATGCAAGTGGCTGCCATGATCGTGGCAACCTTCTTTTTTTAGCAAGTGAGGCCGAACGCTTGATGATTCCATATATTCCAGCAAGGCACCTGCTTCTTACCCAGAACGTTAGTGTCTACACAGAGAATGATCACGGGGTTGTAGAGTACAATTCTCCATACGCTCATTATCAGTATGAGGGAAAGTTATACGTTGATCCGACAACAAAGAAAGGTGCATTTACAAATGGCGAAGGTCTTTACTGGTCTCGACCAGGAATCGCAAAGGTTCCCACTGGCAGAGGATTAAAATACAGTTCATTTCCGCATACAAAAGCGACATCACATTGGGACAAGGCAATGATGGTTGCCCGTGGAGATCATCTGGCGCAGGCCTATGAAAATTATCTAAAGTCAGGAGGTTAATATGAACAACAAGCACCGAGCAATGATTTCGTTCTTTAAACCGAAGATCGAAGAAATATCAGCTGAGATGAATTTTAATTTCTCAGATGATGAGTTAAATTCAGTTGCTTTCCTGACGGACTACGCAGATCGAATTAAGAAACGCTATATTCGTGTCGGAGCGATAAAAGAATACGGATTTACGATCATCGTGACAAAGGAATACAGCTCTTATAAAGATGATGTGAATCTGCAGGCGATGGAATTTGCCCAAAGCCTTATGGACTGGGTAGATCAGAAGAACCGCGCAAAAGAATATCCGGATTTCCCGGATACCTGTGAGATACAGAAAATAGAGACGCTCCAGAACATGCCGAATTTGGCAGGTGTCAATATGGAGCAGACAATGGCGCGATACATGTTTCAGTGCCGCGTCATTTACTTTGAAAGAGAGGTTAGAAAATGAAATTATCAGAATTGATGGCAGAAGTTACACCAAATGCGAAATATACCGGTTGGGTGACAAATGATGATATGGTTTTTGCAATTGATCTGGATCCGACGGCAGCTGTTGCAACCAAGGAACCAGAATATGCAGTGGTTCAGTTGGGCATTGCAGGACTTGATTCCAATTTAAATCCGGTAACATCAGATAAGACCTATATCCGTGCCGGAAAGTCAACACAGAAGACTGGAACACAGAGAACCTTCACTCTGACAGGTGATCGCTATATTGGAGATGAGGCACAGGACTATTGCCTCAGCAACAAAATCAAGTATGGTACAGGTAATGCAGTTGTCACCAACTATATCTACTTCAATATTTTGACTGGTCTTGGTGAGAAGGGTCAGGTCACAATTGTGGTAAAGAACGATGGATCTGGAAATGCAGGTGATTCTGCAGGTATTGATATTGAATTTCGTAAGGTGGGCAGCCAGCCGACAGAGTATACCTGGTCAGCAGAGTAAGGAGGCAGCATGAAGGTTTACGGTAAGACGATTGATTTTAAACATACACGCTTGGAGGATGCCAAGCGATTTGAGAAAGCTGTCAGCAACATGGCCGATGCTAATGAAAAATATAAAAAGACAGGACATTCAATGTCCGAGTTTATCCGGTGGCAAATCGGTGTGTACCGTAAATTTTTCATTGATGCAACCAAGACTGACGTGCTGAAAGGCTGCAAGGATGTTCAGGAAGCTGAGAAAGCCTACTATGATTTTCTCGATCAGATTAAAGCAGAACAGGCACTGGATATCGTGCGAAGAACCTGCAAGGCAAAGAAGTATGAAAAACTGGTAGAGGCGGTGAAAAAGCATGAACTGGCTCCTGGAACAGCTACCTGACAAGGTGTTAGTAGATGGCACGGAATATCCGGTAGATTCAGATTTCCGTGCCATCCTTTTAATTGATCAGATAATGCATGATAAAGAATTAAGTGATACCCAGCGTGTCATGTCAGCATTGACAATCTTTTATGGCGACAATCCACCAAAACAGACCACACAGGCAATCGAAAAGCTTGTGTGGTTTTTTCGTTGTGGAAAAGAACAGAGTGAGCAGGAAGAACGCAGAGGACGTTTTCGAAGACATACCAGAGCAATTGATTATTGCGTAGACAGCCGATTGATTTGGAGTGCTTTCTTGCAGGTATACCAGATTAATTTGACACAGCAAATGTCAATACACTGGTGGAAGTTCTGTGCACTTATGGAGAACCTTCCAGATACTTGTAAACTCAGCAAGGTGATGATGTATCGAACTGTAGATACATCTGGCATGTCAAAGCAACAGAAATCCTTTTATGCGAAGATGAGAAAGAAATATGAGATAAAAGGTGAGGAAACAGGCATAACCTTGAAACTTTCAGAGCGCAATCGTCGAATGAAAGAATATGTAAAGCAGCGCATGAAGGAGGTGAGAGAGCTTGGCTGATGGAAAAGTAAAAATTGAAACCAGCGTGGACCAAAAAGGGATTGAGGTTGGTCTTCAGGAGTCGGAAAGAAAAATAAACGACTTTGGAAAAAACGCTCAAAACGAAGCCAAACAGTTAGATAAGAGTTTGTCGTCAATGGGCCAGAATGTGGGAACTGAGCTTGGGACGGGAATGGATCATGCGCAGGATGTCATGGAGCAGGGGGCAGATCAGATCACCAATGCGGTGGAAGAAGTCGATCAATCTCTGGAAGAAATGGGAGAGGGTGTCAGTGAAGCACCAATCGCAGAAAATCTTCAAACTGTTTCGGAATCTGTGGATGAGAGTGCAAATCAAATCGTAGATTCTATTCAGGACATTGAAGAGGCGACAGATCAGGTTGGAGTCAATGCAGATACATCAGGGCTTAGTGAAAGCTTTCGAGAAGCAGAGACAGAGATTGATTCAAGTTGTACCGGCATTGATGCAGCAGTCAGCAAGGCTACACAGGTGATCGCAGGTTTTGTAAGTGCAGCTGCAATCACGGCAGCAGTGAAGCAAGCAACACAATATGTTGTCCAAGTTGGAAGCGCTTTTGAAGCATCCATGTCTGAAGTGCAGGCAATTTCTGGTGCTACTAGTGCAGAACTAGAGAAGATGTCAGCAAAAGCAAAGCAGCTTGGTAGCACTAGCCGTTTTAGCGCCACTGAAGTTTCGCAGGCATTCAAATATATGAGTCTCGCTGGCTGGGATGTATCGCAGTCCATTAGTGCAGTTGATGGTGTTATTCAGCTTGCTGCTGCATCTGGTATGGATTTGGCTGCTGCATCTGATATGGTTACAGATTATTTGAGTGCGTTCGGTATGGAAGCAGATCAGGCCACATATATGGCAGATATGCTGGCATATGCTCAGGCACATTCAAATACCACAGCTGAGATGCTGGGAGAGGCATACAAAAATTGTGCCGCTAATCTTAATGCGAGTGGACAGGACATTGAGACAACAACGGCGCTCCTCGAAGGTATGGCCAACCAGGGTAAGAAGGGATCAGAAGCCGGTACTCAGCTGGCTGCGATCATGCGAGATCTTACAGCCAAGATGGATGAGGGTGCGATCCAGATCGGAGAGACCAGCGTGGCTGTTATGGATGTGCAGGGTAACTTTAGAGATCTTACTGATATCATCACAGATGTTGATGCAGCAACAGAAGGCATGGGCGATGCTCAGAAGGCAGCCGCTCTGGCATCAACGTTTACTTCTGATTCAATCACAGGTTTAAACTTAATTCTTAATGAAGGCATTGATAAGATTGCTGGCTACGAGGAAGAACTGCGTAACTCTAGCGGTGCTGCATCTGATATGGCTGACACAATGCAGAACAATCTTCAGGGCAAGATCACCGCTGCGGGATCCGCTCTGGAAGGTCTTGGTATTGCAGCATACAATTACATTTCAGGTCCGGCTGGTACCGTGGTTGATATGGCGACAGGCATGTTTAAGGGATTGACGGATTTGATTTCACCAGCGAAAACTGAAATGCAGGAGTACATTGACGAGATCAATGCAGCAATAGATAATCTGGAAAAGGCAATGGACACAGCAGAAAAGACGGTGGATACGGCTACAGAAGATGTATCAAAATTAGAATATTATAAAGATACGCTTATTGAATTGAATAGTGTTGAAGAAAAAAATGAGTTTCAAAAATTCCAACTAAAAAAAATAGTAGACGAATTATCCGGATCAATTCCTGAGCTTGCAGAAGCATACGATGAAGAAAAGGGAAGCATAAAGCTCGCAAACGATGAAATCAAAAAGCTGATTGAAAACGAAGAAAAGCAAATAATGCTGCAGGCTACGCAAGAAGCTAAAGAAAAAGTATACACAGCGCTTGCAAATTCGATGTTGGAAACGACAACGGCTCAGGATGGACTAACAGCAGCCCAAGAAAAATGGAATGCTAGAGTAGATGAACTTTTGGGACCGAACCACCAACTTGTAGAAACACTACAAGATTATTATGATCTTACAGGTAACACGGATGAAGAATTGGAAGATCTATCGTTATCTATGGAAGTATTAAATGATCAGGTGGAAAAAAGCTCAAGAACGTTGGGAGAAGCTAAGGAAGCAAAAGAAAAATATGAAAAAGCAGCAGAAGAAGTAAAAAAACAAATTCTGGAAGAAACTGATGCTCAGAAAGATGAGAAAGATGCGGTAGAAGATGGCACAGATGCAAAGAAAGGTGCAATTACAGTTAACGAAGATTTGCTCACCTCAGAAATTGAGTATGCGGGTCAGACCTACAAGACAACTCAGGAGGTTTCAGAGTACTTTAAAAAACTGGAAGAAACCTATGACAGTGTATACGAAAGTGCAATGTCGTCTATTATGGGACAGCTTGATCTTTACAATGAATGGTCATCTGGTTCGGAAATCACGGCTGCCAAGGCTCTTGAAAACTTCGCTTCTTGTGTCAATGGTATGACTAGCTATTCAGAAAATTTAAGCGCGTTGACCAAAGGTGTAGAAGATGTTTCAACTGGTTCAATTGAGGCGTTAGATGCTGGATTTGTTCAATATTTGCGTGATCTAGGTCCTCAATCAGCTTCATTAGTGGCTGCAATTGCTCAAGAGATTAACGCAGGAAATGTACAGTACATAGAAGATTTGAATGCAAATTGGCGGCAGTATTATAATGTGTCAACGATTATTGCAGATGAAAATGCAGAGGCCGAAACCGGATATAACCAATTTGCCGAAAATCTTATAAGCACCGCTCAGCAAACCGCTCAGGACGCAACTCAGGCCACTGCCTACGGAATAGATTCAAAACGTCCGCAGGTAGATGAATCTCTCCAATCAATTGCCTATGATTTTGTGGACAAGCTTACGATACCGGATGAAACAACAAAAATTGGTTCCGATAACATTGCTGGTTACATTACTGGTGCTGAGTCAAAGCAACCAGAAGTGTCAACAACTGCAATTTCACTCGCAGGAGCAACAGAGGACGGCTTGACTGATACAGACGCGACAACACAGATTGGTTCCGACAACGTAGCAGGTTACATTACCGGTGCAGAGGCACAAAAAGAAAATGCAGAGAATACTGCAGTTGACATTTCCAATGCAACCGATGATGGTCTGGGATCTGCAGATACTGCCAAAACAGCAGGAGATCTTCTGGCATCACTTTTAGGTGTTCTGGTGGCAGGAACAGCTCTGGCATGGGCAGACGGCTTTGCAGTCAGCCATGCGATGAATCTTGGCCTTGGTTCTGTAGACACCGCCAAAACCGCGACAAAACTTTCC